AAGGTGGATAGCTTGTCCACCTTCTGTCAAACTCTGTGAACAGTTTGAAGATGTAGAAAGTGAATATGCAAAAGAAGGTAGTTTGGCACATGAAATAGCAGAGTTGAAGGTAAGAAAATTAATAGATCCTGGGTTGACTTCTAGGAAGTTTACTTCAGCAATGAAGAAACTTAAAGATAAAGAACTTTACCATGAAGAAATGCAAGGGTACACAGATGAGTATGTGGAGTTTATCCAGGAACAGATGTACAGTTATCCAACTACCCCACATATAGCAGTAGAACAGAAAGTAGATTTTTCAGAATATGTTCCTGATGGCTTTGGTACTGCTGACTGTATTTTAATAGCAAATGATACCTTACATATTATAGATTTTAAGTATGGGAAAGGAGTTCCTGTAAGTGTTGAAAACAATGCTCAGTTACTTCTGTATGCATTGGGTGCTTATCTTGCTTATGAAATGATATATCCTATAGAACATATTAAAATGTCAATCGTACAGCCTAGGATTAAAGATGTAGATACTTGGGAATGTAGTCTCGATTATTTACTAGCCTTTGCTAAGATTGCTCAAGAAAAGGCTGTAATGGCTTTAAAAGGTGAAGGAGATTTTAACTGTGGAGAACACTGTAAATTCTGTAAGGCTAAAGCAACTTGTAAAGAAAGAGCTAATATTAATCTTGAACTTGCAAAATATGAATTTAAAACTGCTGACCTATTAACGCTGGAAGAAATTGGAGAAATACTGCAAAAAGCAAAAGATTTGGATAACTGGGTAAAAGAATTAGAGAAATATGCATTAGCAGAAAGTTTAAAAGGAAATGAAGTACCTGGCTGGAAGGCAGTTAATGGTAGAGGCAGTAGAAGTTTTAAAAATACTGATGAGGCTATAAAGGTACTGGTTGATAATGGAATAGCTGAAGAACTTTTATATGAAAGAAAGTATTTAACTTTAGCACAGATAGAGAAGGTAATAGGTAAAAAAGATTTTAATAATTTAGTTGGAAATTTAATAGTTATGAATGTAGGGAAGCCAACTCTTGTAGAAGCTTCAGATAAAAGAGAAGCTATAACAAACAAGATAAAGGCAGAAGATGAATTTAGTGTAGTAGATGATATTAATAGTTTATAAAGGAGAAGTGATTTTAATGGCTAATGAAACAAGAGTAATGACAGGGAAAGTAAGATTAAGTTATGTGCATTTATTTAAACCTTATGCAGCAGAAAAAGGGCAAGAAGAAAAGTACAGTTGTACAATTCTAGTTCCAAAAACAGATGTTCAAACTAAAATGAAACTCGATGCTGCTATAAATGCTGCTATAGAAAAAGGTATTAGTACTGTATGGAATGGAGTAAAACCTCCAAAACCAACTATACCTATCTACGATGGTGATGGAACAAGACCATCTGATGGGATGGAATTTGGAGAAGAATGTAAAGGGCACTGGGTATTTACAGCAAGTGCAAAAATTGACTACCAACCAGGAATAGTTGATGTAAGGGCACAACCAATTTTAAATCAATCTGAAATTTATTCAGGAATCTATGCAAGAGTATCAGTTAACTTTTTCCCTTATGCGGTAAGTGGTAAAAAAGGAATAGGTTGTGGTCTAGGTAATGTACAAAAGTTAATGGATGGAGAACCTTTATCAGCAGTAGGAATTAAAGCTGAAAATGAATTTGATGAAGTGGAAATAGATCCAGTAACTGGTGAGCCAATATTATAAAAAATTAAAAAGTTAATAGAAGGGCAGTGAAAACTGCCTTTCACTTTCAAAAAGGAGCGATTATGAGAACTTTAAATATAGATATAGAAACATTCAGCTCTGTTGATATAACAAAATCTGGTGCATATAAGTATGCAATGAGTAATGATTTCCAGATACTTTTATTCGCATACTCAATTGATGGCCAGGATGTAAAAATAGTAGACCTTGCACAAGGTGAAGCTATACCTCAAGAAGTATTAGACCTTTTAAAAGATGAAACTTGTATTAAGTATGCTTATAATGCTGTCTTTGAGTGGTGGTGTTTAAATATGGCTGAAATAGAAACTCCTTTAGAGCAATGGCAATGTACTATGGTTCATGGTCTTTATTGTGGGTATACAGCAGGTCTTGCCGCAATAGGTAATGCTATGGGATTACCTCAAGATAAGAAAAAACTTACAACTGGTAGTGCTCTGATTAGATATTTCTGTATTCCTTGTAACCCAACTAAGAGCAACGGAAACAGAACTAGAAACCTACCACATCATGCTCCAGAAAAATGGGAACTGTTTAAAGAATACTGCATTCAAGACGTAGTTACTGAAATGGAGATAGGTAGAAGATTAAGTGCATTTCCTGTCCCTGACAGGGAATGGAAGCTATGGGTATTAGATACTTTTATGAATGCTTATGGAGTAAAAGTTGATAGTAAATTAGTGAATGGTGCTTTATATATAGATGCATTATCTAGGGCTAATTTATTAGAAGAAGCAAAGAAAATAACAAAGCTTGATAACCCTAATTCTACTAGTCAACTGCTTACTTGGTTAGAAGAAGCAGGAGAAGAAGTTGAGAATTTACAAAAAGCTACAGTAGGGAAAATGATAGATACTCTAGATAATGGAAAAGCTAAAAGAGTTTTAGAAATAAGACAAGAGCTTTCTAAATAATCTGTTAAGAAGTATAAAGCTATGGATGAAGCAATGTGCAAAGATGGAAGAGTGAGAGGTCTTTTACAATTCTATGGAGCCAACAGGACTGGCAGATATGCAGGAAGATTAGTTCAAGTACAGAACTTACCTCGTAACTACATAGAAACTCTAGATGTAGCTAGAGATATTATTAAAAAAGGTGATGGAGAACTATTAGAGCTAATTTATGGGAACATACCTGACACTTTATCACAACTTATTAGAACTGCATTTATCCCATCTGAAGGTAATCACTTTGTTGTATCAGATTTCTCAGCAATAGAGGCAAGAGTTATAGCATGGCTTGCTGGAGAAGAGTGGAGAATGGAAGTATTCAAAACCCATGGAAAAATTTATGAAGCCTCAGCCTCTCAAATGTTTGGAGTGCCAATAAACACAATAGCAAAAGGTGAAGAAAATTATCATCTTAGAGCCAAAGGTAAAGTTGCAGAGCTAGCCCTAGGTTACCAAGGTAGTGTTGGAGCTTTAACTGCTATGGGTGCAGCAGATATGGGCTTAACCGATGAAGAAATGAAAGACATTGTTGATAGATGGAGAAAATCATCTAAAAGAATTGTGGAGCTATGGTATGCATTAGAGAATGCTGCAGTTGAAGTTTTAGAAACTGGAGAACCTCAAATGGTTAAGTGTGTAAAGTTAGCAAGAGAGTATGACTTTATTTATGGCCAAGACTTTTTCACAATAGAATTGCCAAGTGGTAGAAAACTTTTCTATCCAAAACCTTTTTTAAAAGAAAACCAGTTTGGACAAATGCAGATGCATTATATGGGAATTAACCAAACATCTAAGAAGTGGGAAGTTATTCCAACTTATGGTGGTAAATTAACGGAAAATATTGTACAGGCCATAGCAAGAGATTGCTTAGCTGAAACACTTTTAAGAATAAAAGCAAAAGGGTGGCCAATAGTATTCCATGTTCATGATGAGGTAATACTAGATGTTCCAACAACAGTTAAATTAGAAGAAGTTATACAAACTATGACTGAAGAAATAAATTGGGCCAAGGGTTTAATATTAAATGCTGCTGGATTTACTGGTAGTTATTATATGAAAGATTAGGAGGATAAAATGTATTATACAGATGAAAGAAAAGAATTTAAAAAATATGTAAAGATGGGAATATTTGGAGGAGTAGCTGGTTTATTACTTATATTAGCCCTTATTAATTGTTATACAGTTGATACTGGAGAGGTTGCTATAATATCAACATTTGGGAAAATAACAAGAGTTGAAACTGAGGGTTTGCATTTAAAGGTTCCCTTTGTTCAAGGAAAGACCTTCATGGAAACGAGAGAAAAAACATATATTTTCGGGAAGACCGAAGAGATGGATACAACTATGGAAGTTTCAACAAAGGATATGCAAAGCATAAAGTTGGAATTTACAGTCCAAGCTTCTATTACAGACCCAGAGAAATTATATAGAGCTTTTAATAATAAACATGAACAAAGATTTATTAGACCAAGAGTTAAAGAAATTATACAGGCTACAATAGCAAAATATACTATTGAAGAGTTTGTAAGTAAAAGAGCAGAAATATCAAGACTGATATTTGAAGATTTAAAAGATGATTTTTCACAATATGGTATGTCAGTAAGCAATGTATCTATTGTTAATCATGATTTTAGTGATGAATACGAAAAAGCTATCGAAAGTAAAAAAGTGGCTGAACAAGCTGTAGAAAAAGCAAAAGCAGAACAAGAAAAATTAAAAGTAGAAGCAGAAAATAAAGTAAAATTAGCAGAATATGCTTTACAAGAAAAGGAATTACAAGCAAAGGCAAATGCTGTTGAAAGTAATTCCTTAACACCACATCTTTTAAGAAAGATGGCTATTGAAAAATGGGATGGAAAACTTCCACAAGTTCAAGGAAATAATACTAACACATTAATTAATTTAGATTAGGAGGAAATTATGCATATAGGTAGAAAAATTAAAAAATATAGAGATGAAAATAACTTGTCTCAAAAAGAATTTGCAGAAAAAATAGGAGTTACTCAAGGCTTTTTGTCTTATGTAGAAAATGGAAGACTCAATATAGAAAGCCCGACTCTTGAAAAGAAAATATTGATTGTTATTGGAGAAGAATCTGAAAATAAGACAGAAAAGCCTGAAAAAGAAGTACCAATGAATGATAATGTTCACTCTCCAAAGCATTACATGATTCCAGGTTGTAATTTTGAAAGTAGGCATTTAGCTGATGCTATAGTTGAAGGTATGCCTAATCCTTTATGTACTAGAATATGGAATGTAGTTAAGTATCTGGTTCGTGCTGAAAAAAAGAATGGCAAAGAAGATTATCAAAAAGCTGTTGAATACCTAACTTGGACCTTAAAAGGAAATGAAATTTCTCAACGTCTTAGTGGAAGTAGAATAAATACAATTACTGATAAATTAAAAACTGATTGGACTACTATAATACTTGGGATATGTGAAGGATTATCATCTAATAAAGCTTTATTGTTAAATGAGGCTTTTAGAAATTTAATTACTTTAGATATTCAGGAAACAATTGACTGTGTAACTAAAATAATAGAACTTGAATAAAAGGAGACATCAGATGGAGAACTCAAGAAAATTAGTAATATCAGAAGCAAATAACAGATTATCCAAGCA